GAATTGATCCAAATAACCATAGGCGTGGCTTTGCTCCTCTAAAATCAGTATTAAGAGAAATCTTAGGTGATGAGGCTGCAGGACAATACGCAGCAGCACTCTTACATAATATGGCTGTACCAGGTGTCATCCTCTCACCCAAAGATGATTCTATGGGTGGTCCTTCTAAAGAAGAGGCTGAAGCGATTTCTGCTATGTATAAACAAAAGTTTGGTGGCAAAAATCGTGGCGCTCCAATGATCTTATCAGGATCTATGAATGTTGAAGTAGTATCCTTTTCTCCAGATCAAATGAATCTTACAGAATTAAGAAAACTTCCTGAAGAAAGAGTATCTGCAGTTTTAGGTGTTCCAGCAATTCTTGCAGGACTTGGAGCAGGTTTGGATGCAGCAACTTATAACAACACTCGTGAATTAAGAGAGTTCTTTACAGAACAAAAACTTGTACCTTTATGGAAATCAGTAGCATCAGAATTGACACATCAATTACTTAGAAAAGATTTTGATGATGATGATGTATATGTTAAATATAACTTGGATGATGTAAGAGCTTTATCACAAGACAAAGATGATATTTATAAAAGAATGAACACTGCTGTACAAGGTGGTTGGATAACAATTAGTGAGGCAAGAAAACAAGCAGGTTTAAAGACAGATGAAACTCATGAACTTTATCTAAGACCAATGAACATGGTAGAACGATCAGCCGATGGTAGCGCACCAGTAACTGAAGAAGAGCCAAATCAAGAAGTTGAAGATCTTAAACAAGATGTAAAAGATATGATGGAAAAAGTTTTAACAACTGTTTCAGCAGATTTAGAAGCAATAAGATCAGAAATTATTAAACCAACTCCAACACCTCTAAATGAAGAAAAATATGTTGCAGAGATGCCTAATGGTGCTTGGTGCATACTTAATCATGAAGACAATCAAGTAATTGAATGTTATGAAACTCAAGAGGCAGCTAATACAGCTTTAAGTAGAATGAAAAAAGCACCAAAGAAAATTACTAATTTTCCTAAATCAGGTGACAATCAGTCTATCTCTATAACAAATTCACAACATAAACAATTTCCTAGTTACGCTTATGTCAAAGATTTAAAAGAAAACTGGCCAGAGATTTGGAGAAGAGCAGGTACCGGTGGTAATCCTCCTACTTCATTTACCGGTAACGATGCTTTCAATAAATGGACAGATTATAAAGGTGGAGATAGAAGTGAATCTGTACTTAATTGGGTAAAGCGTAGAGAAAGATTTATGAATAGACACAAGAAAAATAACAGACTTAACGGAACAATTGCTGTTATGAAATGGGGTGGCGTTACAGCTTCAGGAGTACCTGCAATGAAAAAAGTTGTAAACGAATATAAAAAGGTTATTCGTGAAAGAAGAAAAATTCAAGAAGCATTACTTTTGGAAATTCAAGAAAAAGCATTGAGTCAAGGTGTTAAAGATAGTCTTAAAAAGAAAGTCAGTGAACATAATGCTAAAGATCCTAAGTATAGAGCTACAACAAGAATGTTGACAGCGAGTTACAACCGAGGATTAGCAGCTTATCAAAATAACCCTGGATCAGTTAGAGGTAATGTAAGTTCTCCACAGCAGTGGGCAATGGCCAGAGTGAATGGCCTATTAAGAGCTTTAAGAACAGGTAAATTTAAAAGAACAGCTTATGATACAGATCTTCTTCCTAGCAACCATCCGTTAAGTTCTAAGAAAAATGCAACACAAGTTATTGAAGAAATAAATGTGTCAACAGAAGAGGCAGAAGCTTTAGCCGAAGTAGAAATGAATTCTGCTAGATCCGAGAAAGCAGCTAAAGGATCTATAAAAGTTGGAGATGCAGTCTCTTGGAGTATTAATAAAGATCCAGATCCACCATCAACTGTACATGGAATTGTAACTTCAGTAAATGATGATGAAGCAACCATGATGGTTTGGGCAATTATGGAAGATGGATCGCATCAAAAAACAGATCGATCTGTAAGACAGTCGATATCTAAGTTAAGAAAAATCAAAGACTTTAGAAGTTAACTTCTAAAAATTGGATTTTCACTCGGAATATATTCAATACCACGCACTTTTAATTTATTAATTAACCTTACTTGTTGATCTTCTGATAAAAAAGTAAGCCAATCATTGATGATGGCATTTCTTTGATACTTAGGAGACTTAGCAATTTGATCCATAAATATTTGGAATTCACTTACTCTATCCCCATCATTTCGTTGTATAACCATTTTAGTAAATAGTCCCTATCTTCTGCTCCGTACTTAAAGTCCTTTGCAGCTAATTTGTCTGATACTTCTAGTTTATTACGAACTAGTTTTATGTCTAATGTCTTGTCAAAAATATCTAAGGTACCTGTGTTGTCAGAGTTTATCGCCAACGAGAAACTCCCAGATCCAATATGTAAAGTCGATAATTTTGCAACCTCATTGTCCATGCAATAATTATACCACAGATGTGCAAACAAATGTTTTTTGACATTGGCAATCTAAAATACACAATAATTATAAAAGACTGTCTACAATATTGTTATATTGGCTTTAGTCAGTTATTTAGTGCGCAGTAGTAACAATGTACAGGAGTAAGACAAATATGTCAGAAGAAAAAGAAATCAAAAATATTAATTTTGAAATGAAAGAAGAGTCAGACAAAACAGGTGAAGTCAAAGCAGTTTTCTCAGTTTTTAATGATGTAGATAGTGATGGAGATGTCGTAGTACCAGGCGCAGTAAAGTCAGGTTTTAAAGGTGGATCAGTACCAATGGTTTGGTCTCACAAATGGGACATGCCAATTGGTAAAGGTATAATTTCACAAGACAATGATATGGCAACATTTACAGGTGAGTTTTTTATGGATACCGAATCAGGTAAAGAAGCATACAACCTTGTAAAGAGTATGGGAGATTTGCAACAATGGTCTTTTGGATTTAGAGTAAATGATGCAGAGTATGGTAAATTTCAAAAAGATGGGAAAGATGAAGAAGATGTTAGATACCTTAAGGACTTATCGGTTTACGAAGTTAGTCCTGTACTTGTTGGAGCTAATCAAGAAACTTTCACCATGGCGATTAAAAGCGATAAAGAAACAGAAGCAAAGATCGTTCAATCTGTATCTGTATCTGATGATCCAGATCTGGGAGGGGTTAAAGACACTCTTACAAGTGATTCAATTAAACCTGAGGAGCCTAAAGAAGAAGTAAAAGATGATGAGGAAAAAGCAGCTCCTAAAAGTGATACATTTGCTACTGCTGCAGAAGCAGAACAGCGTGCTAAAGAATTAGGATGTGTTGGATCTCATATGCATGATGCTGATGGACAAGCAGTATTTATGCCATGTGCAACACATGAGTCATATGAGGAAACAATGAAAAAAGAATCTAAAACTCATACTGAACAACATGCAGCTATGGAAGCTCTAGGAAATATTGCAAATGATATGAAAGATATTCTTGCAGCTATTCCAAAAGATGAAAATGCAGACTTACCACAATGGTGGGTTGATTTGGTAAGAGAAGTTGCTCAAAAAATGAAACAGGTAAAAGATAATTTAATTGAGCCTAGCCCAGAAAAAGATCAAGATTTAAAAGTTTCAGAGAAGAGTGCCAGCGTGCAAGGCAAACGCTTTTCTGATGAGGTAAAAGATGTTCTTGCAGCATTGAATAACCTCGTTGCCAGAGTTCAATCTATAGGAGAACTCAGGAAAAAGAATAAGAGGAAGTTGGGAGTTTCTACAACTGAAGCTCTCAGAACAGTTCAAGAAAGTGTCCAAGATGCTTTCGAAGAACTAGACAGATTCGTAGAAGAATTTGGAACTGAAGGAGCGTTAGAGATGGAAAGTAATGAAGTCGAAACTGCTGAAGATACAGTTGAAGTAACTGAGAATTCAGATCCTGAATTAGCTACTGAGGAAGTAGCAGAGGAAACTGTAGAGGCGCAAGCTGAAACAGAAGATCCTGCTGAAGAGCCAGAAGTTGATACTGGAGATGAAAGACAAGTTGAAGAACTTGTAAATGAAGCAGAAGAAGTTTCAGAAGTTGAAATTGAAGAAGTTGAAGTTGATAGTGAACTTGATGATCTTTGGTTAGAGAGTCAAAGAATTGCAACAGAAACTTTGTTGACCGACATAGAAATAGAAGATAACGAGATTATTGAGGAGATAGTATGAGCGATGTAAAAGATATTCGCAAAAATATTGCTGAAAAGTCAGAAGAGCTTAAAGGTTTATTCGAAACACTCGAAGGACAAGAAGGCGCTTCTACTCCAGAACAAAAGAATGCAGTCATTGAAAGAAATGAAGAACTTGCATCTTTAAGGGATGACCTTAAAGTAGCTGAAGCTAAATCTAAATTAGATGTTTCAGGTAACGCAGTTGCTAGCATTCCTAACCCATCAGAAGATGCAAAAGATTCTTCTTTTGGCTCAGAGTTCATGAAGTCAGCAGCTTATAAAGGTTATGTAGAGAATGGTGCTAAGAACTTACAAAGCACAATTCAAACAAAAACCAATTTAACCACAACAGGTTACCCACCAGAATCTTTAAGAGGTCCTGGTATTTTGGAAACAGCTCTTCGTGATCCTAATGCAGTAATTAACCTATTTGATCAAATTAATACAGATCAAAATGCGTTTGTTTATTTGGAAGAAACTACTTTCACAAACAACGCAGCTGAAGCAGCCGAGGCTGCAGCAGTAGGCGAAGCAGCATTAGCTTTCACCGAAAGAACTGCTACAATCTCAAAACTTGGCGTAAACATCCCAGTCACAGATGAGTTGATGCAAGATGTTTCAGGTCTAGAAGGATATTTGAATTCAAGACTACAAACCATGATGAGATTAAGACTAGACAGCCAGTTAATATCTGGTAATGGTACTTCACCAAACCTTGAAGGTATCTTAGATGCAGGAAAAACCGATGTTGGATCAACTGCTTATGGATCCTACTCAGGTGGTTTGGGAAGAATCGGAGCTATCTATGGAGCAATCACTGATATTAGAGTGAATGCATTCACAGAGCCTGATGCAATAGTAATACACCCTAACGACTGGTCACAGATCGTTTTGCAAGTCGATGAAGACTTTGCTGGTGATGCTACTGCAGGTTATACAGCTAAATCACCTGTATTCACCCAAGCCGGTGGATATGGTGGTGGCGTTGCTAACCAACTTTGGGGATTAAATGTTGTTGCTTCAACAGCAATTCCTGAAGGCACCATCCTAGTTGGTAAATTCGGTGGTGGAGAAGCAGCTCATGTCGTAATGAGACAAGGTATTGATGTCGCAGTCAGCGATAGTCATGGTGATAACTTTACAAAGAATATCATGGTGATTAGAGCAACAATGCGTGTTGGATTCCCTGTTTATAGACAAGCAGCTTTCCATAAGATCACAAGCGCTTAATAGCGTTACGATTTGAAGTATGGGGGCTATATGCCCCCATATTTTATAGAGTTAACAATTAGTAGGTTTCAAAGCGATATACAGTAAGAGCATACTTAAGCCACCTACTACGATCAGAAAGAAAAAAATGCCTTATCATTCAAAACCAAAACCTAAAAAGAAAAAGCCTAAAAAAAGAAATAAATAAGTTAGGATTAATCATTATGTCAGAAAATTATATAAAACCGGAAAAGTCTATTTGGAAGCTACAAGATGGAACAATATGGGAAGGTCCAATGTCAGAGCTACCAAAAGCAAATGCAGATCTAATTGCTAAAGCAGGTTGGGAATATCCTGAGTCCTGGTTAAAAGAGCAAGGTTGGGGTAAAAAATCTCCTTCGAAGAAAAAAGCTCCAGCAAAGAAAAAAGCAGCTCCGAAAAAAAAAGTAGAAACTAAAGCAGTTAAACCATCAGAAAATAAGTAAGGAGTAGCAATGGCTCTCTGTTCTTATACTGATGTTGAAACTATTGTACAGATAGATCTCAGTACATCTTTACAAACATCTTTAACTAATAGTATTATCCCTTTTGCTGATGCAACAATCAAAACCTATGTCGGATATGATATAGAAGTTGGAAACCAGACTGAAGTAATATTTGGTGATAATAATCGTGAAATACAACTAAAACATCTTCCTGTAAATTCAATAACATCAATTACCGAAGATGATAATGTTCTAACCGAGGGAAATGAAGAAGATTTTGTTTTCCATGAAAATGGTAGGTTAGAAAGGGTACTAAAGCGTTGGTCAGGATCTAGACCAAGAAATATAACAGTAGTTTACAATGCAGGATATTCTACAATTCCTGATGACATAAGGTTTACAAGTGCCAGAGTTTCTGCAAGAATACTAATGTCTGCTTTAAATTTAAGTAGTCAGAGTAAAACAGGAGCTGTGGAGTCACATCTCACAGATAATACCAATGGGGCTGGTATGAGTGTAGTAACACAAGAAAGAATTGGAGATCTAGATGTAACTCTAGTGGATCCGTTAGCTTATTTTGATGGACCAATTCTAAAAGAATCAGATAAGATGCTACTTAACACACACAAGAAGCAGATCTTTGTCTAGTGGACATAGTTACTTTAACTTATGTAATTGGTTTTTTAAATTATCATGGTTTACTTTCTGTCTATTTTAATGAATACACGAGAGAAAAAATTTATG